GGAAGTCCAAACGACATCGCGAATTCCTCTTCAGGTGAACCATTTGGTTCACCTGTGTGAGTCGCAAGCCTAATTCATCGAAAGGCGAAATAGAGGCCCTCACATTCCACACATTCCACACGTTCCATAGGTTCCACACGTTCCACAGGTTCCACAGGTTCCAAACAATTCGGGAGCTACGAATTCAGTTGCTCAATAAAAAACTCCATCACGTCTGGCAGCCGCACGAAATACTTACCTTTGTATAGCCGCATGACAAATTTCCCAGCATCTCCATAGCGCCGAAGGCTTTCAACGCTGTAGCCGACTTGATGGGCAGCTTCTTTCAATTGCACCCATCCTTGCTCGGCGGGCGGCTTCTTTCTTGGCTTCTTTTCAAGTCGCATGCCAACTTCGATAATTTGATCTCTTTGCTCAATGAGCTTCCTTAGCATCGCGGCAAATACCGGCTCTAATCGCACACAAACCGCATCAACGATGTGATCAAAAACCTCAGCATCCATGTTAAGCGGCTTCCGCGAAGTTCGCGGAAGCTCGTTAGTAGTGGTGGCTGCCTCGTCGAGCTTTTCGACCCGTTCGGCCGGAGTCGGCAGCTCGCTAAATCGCGGTTTAATCGCGGCGCGCTCTGCAGCACTGGCTGGGGAAGTGATGTTTTTGCGAATAGGAATCATCAGCGGATTGCATCGCGGGCTTTTTCGGCAGCGAAGCGCCCGCGCGCCTGGCTGTCGCACTTTGACGCGCGAATTTTGCACCAGATCAGAAATTGCTCCGGATCAATCATGGCGCGGATGGCTGGTACGCCGCTTGCCGCGATCCTGCGTTCCACTGCTTCCGCTCTGTGCAACCAATCGTCATAGACTTCCGGGAATCTTTCACCATCGGCCATGATTTTGCAGATGCGCGGATAGTCCTCGCGCCCATACCACGGAATTCCCATCGCGCTGATGCGCCCAGTCTCGCCGATCGCTTGTTGTTTAGTGGCCATTGGGGATCACCTCGGCAACATCTCTGCGAGCGATCTTTTGCGAGGCTGGGCCTGGCGTATAGTGACACCACCGCTGTCGTTTGGTGCGGCACTGAGCAAATCTTCCAGATCCGCCTGCGGAGCGCCCTGCGCCGCTTCGCGCTCGGCTTCCAACTTCGCCCAGCTCACATCCGACATTCCGTAAACGCCGTACTTGATGGCGGCGCCGGTCGCCTGCACCAACGTATCGAGCGCCTCGTTGTCCTGGCGATCATCCTTTTCCCAGCGATAGGTGGTGAAGCCGTAGCGGGTATGCGGCACCCGCCGCTCCGCCGTCAGCTCCTGAAAATATTCATCCTCGAGGCCGGATGGAAACGAGACATAGCCGACCGCCAGCGGATCATCCTTGGCGAGATCGCGATAGAGCGCCATTTTCAGGATCGAGACGCCGAGATTGTAGAAGCGGCGCGAATATTTTCGCAGTAAGCCGGTCTTCTCGTTGCGCTCGCGCTTCACCAACGCCAGGCGCGGGGCGGAATCCTCGCCGCGGCCGCGCACCATGATCACTTTCGACGCCGGATGCCGGCGCACAAAGCTCCAGACATCCTCGGTCCAGGCGTTGCCGTCGATCGCCGCCCGATCGATGCCGAGCGACTTGCCGGCGACGTTGATCCATTGCTTGGCCAGCACAAGGTCGAGATTGCGCTGGCAATCGGGATCCGAGATGTGTCGATCGACAATGCCGTAGTCGATCACGTAGCGGCGATACTCGCGACCAAATCCTACGAGTTGCCACTCCACCCGATCACCTTGGCAATCGATCCCAAGCATAAGCAGGACCGCACCCGGCGGCACCCTGCCCCGCACATAGTGTGAGGCGGCCGCCCGATTTCGTAAGTCCTCCCACGGTGGCGCTTCACCTTGCGCCTTGTAGGCTTCGCCGACCGTTTCGTTGAGGAAGGACTTCTCTGCTGCCGGATCGCCCTTGGCCTTCAGCCATTCGCGGGCGATCAATTCCCACGATTGCAGATACGAGTAGGCCGACCAGATCCAGAATGACCGGTGGTAGCGCTTGGCCGCGGGGTTACGCGCGCGCCATTCGAAGCCGGCGAGCATTTTCGCTCGGTCGGTTTCGTGGATCTCACAGCCGCAGCCCTCGCAGACAAAATGCGCGAGCTCCGGATGATCGACATCGAGATGCCCCTGCATGTTGTCCCATTCGAGCACCTGCATGTGCTCGCAATGCGGACAGGGGACATAGGGATATTCCTGGCTGCCGGCTTCGAAGTTCTTAGTGATGCGGCACCCCGGCAGGATGAGCGGGGTGGAGATTTTCAAGATCTTGGCAAACTCATCGGAGCGCGAGCGATTGTCGGCTTGCTGCTCGGGATCGCCGGCGGGGTTTGGTTCCCATTTGCTGACATCGTCCTGCACCTGGCGGGACATCGTGACTTGCGAGAGCGAGGCCGGCGAATTTGCCCCGGAGATCAGGATGGCGCCGAGACCGTCAGCACGCTCCTTGAAAAGGATTGAATTGCCGCTGTCCCGCGATTTCTCGGGAAACAATCGCGCCAGCGTCGGCGTCCCGCGCAGCATCGGACTGAGTTTGAGTTTCGACCAACGGGATGCGTTGTCGTCGGTTGGATGCACGACCAGGATGTCGCGCGGATCCATGACCATCGAACCGCCGACGAAAATGTTGCCCACGACAGTCTTACCGACCTGGGCCGAGCCTTTCACAGTAACAAAGCGGCAAGGATCATCCGGCGACAGCGCGCGCAGGATCTCGTCGAAATAGGGAAACAGGTTGCGATTGTACGGACCGGGAAACCGGCTTTCACGTTCCGTGAAGACGATGTTGTCTTCGGCCCAGAACAAATAGTCGACCGGCGGCGGCGGTTCGATCGCCGCGATCATAGCCTCGAGCGCCAGGCGTTCCGGATTGGTGACCTGAATTTGCATTGTCATTCGATCGCAAGCGCGTCCTCGAGGACGGCTTCTGCTTGCTCGCCGACCTCGACCAGGGCAATCAACGGAACGCCATCAACGCCGCGGCGCAGCGCCTTGGCAGCGGAAGCTCTCACTTTGCGGAATTCTCCGCGGACAAGGTGCACCACGTCGCGCGGCGGCAGGTTGAAGGTCGCAGCGATCGTATTTGCAACCTCCGCTGCGGATCCCTCGAATATGGTCACGACCTGGGCGGCGATGCGCCCCATCTGTTGTCGTGCCAGGTCGGAATCTGTCAGCTTCCCAACTTTCTCGGCTTCCTCGCGCGCAGCTTTACGATTGAGCCGCTGCAGCTGCTCGAGCTTCTCGCGCTTGAGCTGCTCCTCGATCGGATCGGCAGGAGGGCCGACCTCCGAGACCGGCAATGGCTGATCGAGCCTGGTGGTAATGCCATTGCCGAAGCGCTGGGAGATATCAAGGTTGCGCTTGAGCTGCTGGCAGGCCACGGATACCCGGATGCGTGCGCATCGCCCTTCACCAACAAGTGCGTCACCGAATATTTTTTTCTCTGACAGAAATTGAGAAACGCGCCCGGCGCTCACGCCGATCAAGGAAGCAAAAGCGCTCTTGGTGACGATGTCGCCGCTCGTCTCGAAGGAGACGCCGCCAATCATCCCGCTACCGTTCTCCGGCTTCACGTTCACGCCTCACCAAATTACGATGTGGCGCGAGTATCGGAGCGCCGCGCCTCGAGCCAAGCAACAACATCGTCGTGCCGAAAACGGACAAGACGGCCGACGCGGATCACCGCGGGGCCACGGTTGCTCTCGAGCAGTTTAGTTAGACCCGAGACGGAGAGACCGAGGTAGCGCGCAAGCTCGGCCTTTCCGAAAAGTCGATCGACCGGCAATCCAGGGCCCGCGCGGCTCGTCGCGCCAGAATGAAGAAGCGTCATCGGTATGCCCTCATCGTGAACATTCGCACGTGAGGGATCTATAGGGTGCTTCGAGCAACCAGGTCACTGTACGAAAAGATTTTCTATGTTAAGGCCTTAATATTACGGGGCAATTAGTGACGCGAACCTGCCCGCAAACTGCGGGCAGCTTGCCCGCAAAATCCGACCCCATGTCGCGTTATATATCTGTTCGTTCCTAACGAATTTATTTTCCCGGCCAGGCGGCTGCCTCTCGGGCTTCAGCCTTCGCGAGCACCGAGGAGCTTTCGGAGCTGGTCGCCCCAACCGAGACGTACGAGCACTTGAATAAATCCGTTCAACAAACCGACATCGCCGAGAGCAACCGCGTTGAACGCCCCGTGCAGCGCATACGCTGACATTTTCAGCCACACCTGATCGTCACCATCAGCGGCGGCAATCAATTTCGGAGCCTCGCGGACAATCTTCCATCGCCTGTTATCGAGCACACCGATACGCGTGCCGCTAGGATCATCCGGGAAGCCGAGCGAGATCCCGGCGCCGTGCGGGAGAAGGGCGGCGGTGCTATCCTTGTGAAGGGCTGCGGCGGCGAGTTGCGCCGCGCGATTAGGCGCCTCTTTGCGCACTGTCGTCAGCATGTAAAATAGCGCGACTTCAAAGCGCCGCGGGGCGTCCCGCAGCGACACCGCGCCGCGCGGGCGGCGCCCGGCATAGCGCGGCCGGAA